TATCTTCTGCCATAGTTGTTATATTATTTTCTGCTGCCATAGTTGTTATATTATTTTCTGCTGCCATAGTTGTTATATTATTTTCTGCTGCCATAGTTGTTATATTATTTTCTGCTGCTATAGTTGTTATATTATTTTCTGCTGCCATAGTTGTTATATTATTTTCTGCTGCCATAGTTGTTATATTATTTTCTGCTGCCATAGTTGTTATATTATTTTCTGATTCGGATTCTGAATCTGAATCTGAATCAGAATCGAGTTGTGTTTCTGGTTCAGACGATGACATAGTTGTTATATTATTTTCTAAAAATGGTTTACAATAAGTATCGCATTGCTGACAATCCATACCATCACATTTTTGTATTTTACATTCATTACAAATATTAACTTTATTTAAATCATTAGGAACATTATTATTAATATTTGCTTGTATACCATCACCTATTAACATGTAATTATCATAATCTACTTTATCAAAATTATGTAACGGCGTATCTATATTATTTTCGTTTGTTTTTTTTACAGTTGGATGAAATGATTCTTTACATTTTAATAATAAATATATTATTACTAATAATATAAAACTTATTATGATATTTACTTTCATTAATATAATATAATATTTTATTTATTTATTTAAACAAATTTTTACATAAATAACTATGTTTAGACATTTTAAAAGAGCATATTCAACCAGTATAAATATTAATAATATCAAACAACCTATTATATTATCAAATAAATATACCCCAAATAAATGTAAAAAATTATTGGAAAACGAAACTATTTCTGTATTAGGTTATGGTCCTCAAGGAAGATCACAATCTCTTAACTTAAGAGATAATAATCATAATGTTTTATTAGGATTAAGACCTAATGGTAGTAGTTGGAATAATGCGGTTAATGATGGTTGGGTGCCTAATAAAAATTTATTTAATATTGATGAAGCAACACATAAAGGAACCGTAATTAAATATCTTATTTCGGATAATGGACAAATAGAACAATGGAATAATGTTAAACAATTCTTATATCCAAATAATACATTATATTTTTCACATGGTTTCGGTATTCATTATAATCATTATACAAATATTACACCACCACATGATATTAATATTATAATGATCTCACCTAAATGTTCCGGTAAAACAGTTCGAGATCATTTTTTAAATGGTGAAGGTTTTACATCTTCGTTTGCTATTCATAATGATTATAATAATGCTTATAATATTTGTATGGGGTTGGCATTCTCTATAGGTAATAACTATATATTTGAAACTACATTTGAAAAAGAAGTGTTAAGTGATCTAACAGGTGAACGATGTATACTTATGGGAATGATACAAGCAGCATTTTTGGCACAATATAAAGTATTAAGAAATAATGGCCATAGTCCTCTTGAAGCATATCATGAAACTATAGAAGAAGCATTAAGTAGTCTTTATCCAATTATTGATGATAATGGTATGGATTGGTTATATAAAAATTGTTCTACTACAGCTCAACGTGGTGCTATTGACTGGGCTAATGTATTTGAACCGAAACTTACACATATGGTCCAAGATTGTTATGATAGTGTAAAAGATGAAACTGAAATAAAAAGACTTATAGAATGTAATAAAGATCCTAATTATAAAGAACAATTAGAAAGCGATTTAAAAGAAATATCTAGTTTAGAAATGTGGCAAATTAAAAAAGAAATAAAAAAATTAAAATCAAAAAATAAATGGAATGGATTTTTACTATAATTTACTATCTATCAATTTAGATATAGAATTATAGACATTATCTATAATAGGATCGTCATAAGATACATTTAAACTATTTATATAATCTAATATCTTTTCTTTGAGAAAATCTATATCTCCTTTATCTCTAAAAGTTTTTTTAGATTTTTTAAAATATTTATTTAAATTTTTATAATTTTTTCTTATTTTTAAAACCAAATTATTATTATCATATTTTTCTATGTTTTTTAAAATACTATCAACATCCTCATCTAATTTTATTTTAGAAGTTGTAGTTTTACTTTCTTTCATGTATTTTTTTACAAAATATAATATCCCTACTGAAATTATAAGTAAATAAATAATACTTAGTTCTTTTATTCCATATTTCAAAAATAAAAAAATTAATAATACATACATAATATTAGACTTATCCATTACTATTAATATAGAAATTTATATAAATTTATATCATTTGACGTATCCGAATCTATTTTATAACATATAGAATAATTGCTATCTATATTCCTATATATATCTATTATAGTATTATATTCTTGTTCACCATAATTATTCTTTAACTTTTTTTTTGCTTTTTCTTCTGATATTGTCGGTTCTCTAGTTCTAAAATCTAAAGATGCCATAAATAAATCTGCTTGTAGTGTATTACTATATTCTAAATATTTTACATTTGTTTTTTTTAAAAAAGATGGTTTAGTTCCGTGACCTATTTCATTTATTTTAGCATATAATAATGCTTCTTTAGGTGTACGACCTTTTCCATAAATTATATTGTAAGACATAAATTATGAATTAATATATTAAGTCAATTAACAGGTAATTCAATTTTATATTACTTTATACTATTTATTTTTTTTTTGCTTTCTTCCTCTAACTACTTTTCTTTTTGATTTTTGCTTTCTGCCTCTAACTACTTTTCTTTTTGATTTACGCATTCCACCTCCGAATTTCGTTTCTGCTTGTCCTATATCTTGATAATTGACTACATCTTTATTTTCATTCTGTAAAGCGGATCTTGTATGTTTTATCAATTTGTATTTTTGAATCATCATATCATTTGACATTGTTATATTTCCTATTTCTTTAACCTTAAATTGACATTTACTACTAGAAAATACATTATTTATCAAATATAAAAATACATATAATCCTTCGTTTATTGATGCGCATGTATTGCCTATTATACCACATTTATCTTCCGAATCAATAATCGCTTCTGCTAATACTTTAAATATTCCTGTAATATCACCTAATTCAGATATTTTTTTAGTTACAGTGCTAATATTATTTACACGATAATTTAATGAAATATAAAAAATTGTACCTTCTTTAAGTGTTTCTAAATTTTGACATAGTTTGTTAATTTCAGAATCTTTTTTAAAAATTTTGTAAGTATTTCCAGTTATATATGACTTTTTAATATCTTGTATTCTATTTAAAAGAGCATAATTAGTTTGTTTCTCTCGTTCTGAAACCTTATCCGATAAACCATCAAGAAGTGATATTATTCCAATTTTTTCAGATTCATCATTATTAGATTTTATAGTTCTATCTGGATCACTTATAAATAATTTTATTCCAAAATTTTTACGTCTGTTATTAAATGATAATAATTCAGATTCTTTCTTAATTAAATAACTTGCTTCTAATATGTATATAACATCTGGATGTAATGCTACAATTTCTTTAGATGCTCCAATTCTGTCCATAATTGAACTTTCAGATTCTGGACTATCTAGGTTTTCGTTATATTTTTTTAATAATTCTGCTAACTTAATTATTTGGTTCTCTTTTTTTTTTACATTTATATTTAAGCTCCTTGTTGCATTTGAAGACCCTTTCGCTGCCGAATTTATTAATGCTGACATATACTAATATATTATTTTTTAAAATTAATTAATTTATTAAAATCTTCTTTTAAAAGAATATCTACACCCATAATCTTAGCCTTTTTTAATTTACTAGATTGACTATCACTATCTTTTATAATCAAATAATCTGTCTTCATATTAACATCGTTTTGTATAACCCCTCCATTATTAGATATATAGTCTATAATATCTGTATCTCTAAAACCTGTCATTACAAAATATTTCTCATCAATATTAGGATTTTTGTTTATTTTAATATTAGATTCTTCAGATTGAACATAATATTCTAATCCTAATTTATTTAAAAATATCTTAAAACCTTCAAAATTATCCATAAATTGTTTAGCAGTTTTGATTTGAAAACCATCTATATTTATTAATTGTTCTAATGTTATACCATCTTCCATTATACAAGGGTATTTATCTAATATCTTTTTAATCCGTTTTAAACCATAACCTCTATCAAATTCTAAACTTGCTACCATTAATAATCCTAAATATATAGGTTTGGAAGTAATAGTATGTATAGATGTTATTAATTTATTAGATAATGTTTCTTTAAAACCATCAATATTTAGTAGCTCTTCTTTTTTAATATTTAAAATACTAGATATTGTAGTATAACCATTTTCATATAATTTTGAAATTATACCACTACTTAAATAATCTATTTTTATTGTCTTTATAAAATGTAATATTTTTTTCTTAGACAATTCACTATCATCTTCTAATAAAATACAATGTAATTTATTATCGGTCCACCTATACCCTATAGATGGCATTTTAGGATATGTGCTACTAATTATTTCTACAATATACGGAATTACATCACCACTTAAAATAACTCGTATTTTGGAACCTGGACCCAAACAATTATTAAATATATATTTAGCACTAAATCCAGTACAATATTCTATCATTGAACCCAAATCTAACTTTTCAAACTTTATTCTAGGTATTAATACACCATATTTTGATACAGACCACTCTATATCAACCACTTTAGTTACTTTACCATAATCATTAGATTTAAAAGCAATACTATTCTTAGGATTACCTATTATGCGCGAATATAATATATTATGGGTAACTATAATTCCATCAATATCATATTTACTATCAATCTTAAAATTCTTCAATGTTTTCTTTAAAAAATTATCTTCATCACTATTCCAGTATATAATATGACCATAATCTACCATTTTATAATTTGGAACTTTGAAACCTTTTTGTTTTATATATTCTAATTGATCATATGGAGGCAATTTAGGTTCTATTACTTCAAATACTACAAAATCTAATATACTTAATAAATCATTCCCATATTTTAACGCAATTAAACCATTTACCATACTTCTAGCAGAAGTATATTCTCCTCTATTTTTATCAAAGTTTTCTTTGGATATAATAAGTTCACCCCTTAATACTACATTATCTAATTTAGGAATACCTAAATATTTTATAATACTACTTATATCTCTTCCATATTCTCCATTACCTCGTGTATATAATTTATTATTAGTATATAATGCTGATATACCATCTAATTTATCACTAATTATAAATTTAGAATGAGTATTATATTTAGTAATCCATGTTTTTACACCATCTTTGGTTTTTATTTTATTCATACTTCCCATAAAATATGGGAGTTTAATTTTATCATTAGTTGATTTAAATCCTATATTATTCAAAATTTTATTATTAGGATCACGTTCTTGTAATATTTCTAAGACTATATCATATACTTGATCACTTATAATAGGTTCATCTTCACTATAATATTTTTGTGATGCTATAGTTAATATTTTTTCTAAATTAGATATAGGAGCTTTATAAGCATATTTTTCTGGATTAGATTTTAAATTTTCCATAATAACATTTTATTACATAATATACTTAAATAATTTATTCAATTTTATAATATTCTATATATTTATTCAAAATTGATTTAAAATTTATTTTATACATATAATTATACTATGAGTGACTACAGTTTTATGAAATCAGGATTAGGAAATAGTAGTGTATCTAAACCGTCATTGACAAATGAAGATATTGAAAATATTGAAATTCTATTATCTCTATTTATTAGTAATGCTATTACAACAGCATCAAAATATGTTACATATTGTGGTAGAAATGGTGTTTCTAAATTAGATATACAATATGCTTTAAAATATGAAGTATTTGAATTCTTAAATAGATCAACTATATTAGATGATATTAAACAAGCAACTGAAGATTATCATCAATATATTGAATCATTAGATAGTAGTGATGATGAATCATGTGAAGATGAAGATGAATTAAATAGTATTATTATACCTGATGATAAAATAGATGAATTTAAAAGAATTGATATTTCTTTTATAGATGACAATAATAAAGATTTTATTGATAAAATCCATAAACATTATGATAATTGGAATACTTGGATACCCGATACACCACTAAATAAAATACTTAAAAATGCTATCGATAAAACAAATGTTTAAAATAAATTACTTAACCAATCACCAAATGAATTATTTTTTTTTTTTGTTTTTTTTTTTCTTGGATTTTTCTTTTTGTTACTTTTTTTACTATTCCTTACTTTTTTCCTTTGTTCTCTTAATAATTTTTCTTCTTTTTTTTTTTTTTCCATAGCAATATTATAATGTTTAGTTGCTGTTTTCATATCTGGTCCACAACCATGACAATAAATATCATATTTCCCTTGTTTCATTTCTATATCTTCCTTTTTCCAATCATTAGATTCTTTAACTATTTTACCTATGCCTCTATGAGCCATGTAATGAATACAAAATCCTTTTTTCATATATATATATAAATTATATATTAATTATAAATTACTTAAAAATAAAACATTACATTAATATAGTTAGATATCGTGTCCGAGTGGTTAAGGAGATGGACTTGAAATCCATTGGGTTCTACCCGCGCAGGTTCAAATCCTGTCGATATCGTAGCTAAGATTATATGGCCGAGTGGTTAAGGCGATGGACTGCTAATCCATTGGGTTCTACCCGCGCAGGTTCGAATCCTGTTATAATCGCCATTTTGTTCTGTTAGTGTAGATGGTTATCACGTTTGCTTTACACGCAAAAGGTCACTGGTTCGAGTCCAGTACAGAACTACTTTTTTTTTATTTTATAATTATATTTTATATGATTATTATTTTATTATTTATTTTTATTATTACTTTACTAATTTTACATTTATATAATAAAGAACACTTTAATGTAAAATTAGAACATTCACTATATTCTAATTATAGAAATTATATAGACGGAATATTTAGTAATACATTTTTACCTAGAACTAATTTATATAAAATATCAGATAATTGTTTTGTTGATCATATGAATAGATGTATAGGTAATAAAAATCTATGTCAAATGTATTCATTACATAAATGTGTTGGACCTCCTAGAATAACGTAGATATAATAAAATTGATTTTAATTTAATTAATTTTGTAATAAAGTAATTCTAATTATGAATACACTATCTCTTTGTTGGTATTTATTGTCTAATATTAGCGGTTTACCAGATGAATTGATTGTAAAAATATTATATCAATATTCTGGACTTAGACATCCTATCGTAAATATATTACTCGATCACACTAAAATAAATTATTATGAAGAATTACAAAAACTTCCTTTTAGTAAATCCATTTATAAATTCTATCTAAATCAAGAAAAATATAGTAATCTATTTAATATTGATATTATTAATTACATAAATAATAAACAATGTTTCTATTTTAGAGAATGTAAATCATACGTTCATTACACGAATCCTGGATACTTTATTCCTAGACAATTTGGTAGATTATATTATAATACATTGAATGATAACAATTCTATTGAAACTAAAAATTATGTTGATTGGAAACTTAAAAAAAATAAAAATAATTATTAAAATTGATATTTATTTATTTTATATTTATATTGATAAATGTCTCATATAATTAGTTTAGTATGGGAATTACTTTCTTTTAATGGCAACTTACCAGATGAATTAATAGTCAAAATTTTATATGAATTTAATGGATTATCTCATCCTCTCGTTTCTATATTATTAAATGAAACCAAAATAAAATATTTTGAAGATTTACAAACATTATCATTTAGTAAATTTGTAAAAAAACATTATTATAAATATGGGTATGATGATTCTTTAAAAGATATTATGGTAAATAAATATAAATATTTTAAAATTCATAATAATGCTTCTTATGTAAATTTTAATGATCCAGGTTATTTTATACCTCGGCAAAATGGAAGATTATTTTATAGTATATACACGCATTGTAATACTGTTAATGTAAATTGGAATCTAAATAGAAGTAAAAAAATATTACAAAAAAAAAAATGTTTAGGATGTTATAAACATTATGTTTATTCAAATGAATACAATTCATCTAAACTTCTTCTCAAAAAAGATACATATATATTAAAAAAATTTGAAAATAATCCTTGGGTTTGTGACTATTGTTATGATGTAGGATTAGATAACTTATCTTATACATAATAATTCATTTTATAAATGATAATCATATTTAAGAAGCATCTTTAAATCATAATTATTCTATTTTTTTTGACTCATTGATTATAACTATTTCAGTTTCTTCTTCTATTTTACCTTTTATATTAGTTGTATCATCTTCAAAATTATCTTGAAATTTAATAAATTTAGTATTTGTTTTATCTATATTATCATGAGTTCCATCAATCATCATATATCCTTTGTCAACTAAATCTTTTACTACACTTTTTTTCTTTCTTAGTTCCCATATTGGATTATTCCATACTAAAGCATAAGGTTCTTTCTTATTTGTTATTTTAACATTATGATTCTCTGGATGATTTACATCAAAATGTAGCATTTTTATCAATTCTTGAACACTATCATAGGGTCTATCTAATAAATTCTTAATTTTTTCAAATGTTAAATAATCTGTATTTTCTTTTCCATAATTATTTACAACTATAATATTTTGAGTGTTATGATTTGTTGTATTATTAACAGTTCCAACTTTATCTATCATTTTTTCAATCTGTTTTTCTAACTTTTTTTTCTCTTTTTCTAATGTTTTAATTTTTTTGTCTTTTAACGAGGCAACTTCTTTACATCTATGTAATTCATGGCGACGTTTATGAGCATAAGATGAAAATTTAGATTCACAAAAATCACATAAAAAAACTGGGTCTTTTTGGGTCTTTTTTGGGTCTTTTTGGGTCTTTTTTGGGTCTTTTTGGGTCTTTACCATAGGTATAAGAGAATTGGTTGTATTGTTAAAATGTTTCTTAGAATTAAGGTGTTGTTTGTAATTTCCTTTTAAATTTGTAGAAAAATTACAGAGTTTACACTCATAGTATACCATATATTATAATAAAATATTTATTTTATAAACTTTAAATTGTTTTTTCATTGTTTTTTCATTGTTTTTTCATTGTTTTTCATTGTTTTTCATTGTTTTTCATTGTTTTTATTTTTTCAGTATTTTTTTCTTATATTTTATGGTTTGAATCTATATATTAAAATTTAAAATTTATAAGGAAATATTAAAAAAACAATGGATTTCTTTTTTTTTTGAAGGGGGGGGGGGGATCCCAAAAAAAAAATTTTAAAAAAACTTAAATAAATATTATTTTAATAATATATGAATTTCAAAACACAAAAAGAAATAAATCTAAAATTTCTAGATATATTTAAAGAAACAATACAAGATAAAAATTTTGATCCAAAAGAATTAAGTTCTAAAATGGATGAATATGAAAAGCATGATATTAATGACATAAAAACAAAAGAATTAATTAAATTTATGATAAATAAACCCTATTATAAAGATTTAAAAGAAGTGAATGTTTTAGTAAAATTTCGCTTATTACAAGATAATTTAAAAATTATAAACTCAGATCTAAATGATATTGATATTACTAAAAGACTTGATACTTTACTTAGTAAGTGAATTTAAACTAATAAATATATATATTTTAAAATTGATTTTAAATAAAATATTCTTAACAAAATATAATGAAAATGGTTAAATATAGTTGTAAAATTAATACTAATAAAATTAATACACATGTAAATAAAACCTTTGAAGAAAAAATAAAAAATAAAAAATTGATTATTAAAAATGAAGCAATAAATAATACAAAGTTCATAATGACTGAAATAAAACTACAAAAACCATTTTTAAAATGGGTAGGGGGTAAAACACAAATTATTAATAACATTATTTCAAAACTTCCTAACGAAATGAATAATTATCATGAACTATTTTTAGGAGGTGGTAGTGTTTTATTAGCTGTTTTATCATTACAAAAACAAAATAAAATTGTAATTAAAAATAAAATTTATGCTTATGATATTAATAGTATTCTTATTAATGTTTATAAAAATATTCAAAATAATAAAGAAGAATTATATAAAATTATTAATTTCTATATTAATGAATACGATAGTATAAAGGGTTCTATAATTAATAAGAAACCTAATTCTATTGAAGAAGCAAAAACTTCAAAAGAAAGTTATTATTATTGGATAAGAAAAAAATACAATAATATAGATAAAAATACTATTGAATGTTCTGCTCTATTTATGTTTATAAATAAGACTTGTTTTCGGGGAATGTACCGTGAAGGACCTAATGGATATAATGTGCCATATGGACATTATAAAAAAACACCTACAATAATAACTGAAACAGATTTAAATTATATTAGTGATTTGATAAAAGATGTTGAATTTAAAAATTGTAGTTTTACAGAATCCATTAAAAATGTTAAAGATAATGATTTTGTATATTTAGATCCTCCATATGCTCCTGAAAATGCTAACTCATTTGTAGGTTATGTACAAAATGGATTTAATTTAGAAATGCACAAGCAACTATTTAGTGAAATAAAAAAATTGGAAAATATAAAGTTTGTTATGAGTAATGCAAAAGTAAAGTTAGTCACTGATAATTTTAAAGATTATAATTGTGATGATATTATAGCAAGGAGGGCAATTAATCCTAAAAAACCAGGTTCTACTACAACTGAAGTAATCATTTATAATTAATTAGAAAGTTTATAATATCATCTTTATATACATTGCTATTACCCCAAAAGTAAGGAATATTCTTAAAATCTAAATATTGTAATTCAGCTTTACAATTTTTTTTAAACCAATCAGATAGACAAAATATATAGATTATATTATAATTGGGAAATGTTCGTGAATATTGCCATAATTTAAAATCTGGTGTTTGTATTTTCTCACAAACTGAACCATTACATTGTTGGAACTTTTTTTCAAATATAAATATATTTTTTAATTCTTCATCAATATAACATTCATCAGGATTTTTACATCCATGTGCTTTTTCTATATCTGTATTTATTTTATCTTTCATATATTTAAACAAATTAGCTTGTCTCGTTTTTATAAAAATCTTTTCAAAATTATTAAATTTTATTTTACTTGAAGTTTTATTTTGTTCTAATATTGTTATTCTATCATCTAAATCAGTTTTTTTTTCATATAGAAGACCGTGTTTATTAGTATTTGAACCACCCGCACCAGTTCCTTTATTTTTAATAATTTTTTCATTTTTATTAATCAACAAGTTCTTTTTTGGGTTATTTTCTTCTAAAGGCATCTTTATCTAGTATTAAAATGAATAATTAATTTGAATCAATTTTTATGTTCATTTTAAATCTTCAAGGGTAAATATATTATTTTAAAATTGATTTATACATCTTACTTAATATATATTTTACATGTATTGTAAAGTGTTACATTGTAGGTTCCCGCATTCACATGTCACCAAAGAACATATATGTGGCACTTGTAATAATAAAGGTCATGGTCAAATTGAATGTAATAATCCTAAATTAATAGATGTTTTAAAAAAATATTATAATGATGTTTTACCTATATCTAATCAATGTTCTATACATAATTGTTATTCTAAAACAACTCATACTAATGACGGACACCATTGTATAAATTGTGGTAGAAGACATGCTGAATCCGAATGTATTATCCAATCTATTGATAATCATTGTGATAGATTTGGTTTAGATAAATCTAAAATTATTCAATTTTTAACTACCCCTATAAATAGTAATTGCTATATTGCTTTTTATGCTGGTATGGGATGTTATGTATATATTAGATCTGATATGAAATCATTATTTATGCATCAAGATAGTCATGGTCAATATGGTCCTTCTACAGATGATACACCTATTTTAAACTCATTTTTACTAAATTATAGTGATAAAACAGATGAATATAATTCAAATAGTGATGATAATGAGGATTATAGTATTGAATGTCCATTTTGTAGAACAGTTAATACCTCCGAAGAAATTATGGAGATAAAAGGGTCTGATAATAAATGTATTATATGTGCCGATGAAAATATAGAAATTTATTTATCTAAATGTAAACATTCACATATTTGTAAAAAATGTTGTGATAAACTTAAAAATTGATTTAAAACATTTGTTCTATTTAATACTAAATCATGGGAAAAAATAATGAAACATATACTAGAAAAAAAGGCGCAGATAAACAAAAAAAAACATTTGATAAATATGGTAAATATACATCTAAAGGTATGAGACATCTAGAATTAATTAAACAAAATACACAAATTAAACAACAAGTAGAAAAAGTAAATAAAACAGAAAAATAGAATAAATTTACATTAATTATCATTATACCAACTCCTATGATATACATTATATATTAGTGTTCTAGGTATATTTGTTTTATTTTCTCTTCCTCTATGAAATATACGCCCATCAAATATTATAATATCTCCTATATCTGTATTATATTGAATACCTCTTTTTTCATTTAATTCACTATAAGTTTTGTTATGTGAACCTAATATAAATTCTATAGACCCATTATCTTTATTTAATGGCACTAAAGGTATTAATATATTAAAATAAAATGGCTCAAAATCATGAACCATTTTTGAATCATCGTAATTTCCATTTTTATCCGACTCTCCACAAATATTTACAACATCCCTATGCCACAATCCATTATCTGAACTAGAATTAGATGTTAATATTCCCATATGACTTTCATAATGTTTTGTAAAAAAATGATGAATAATAGATTTTATTTTTAAATGTATATGTAAATAAATATCTTCATTATCAATACCTATATCTAATCTTCCTTTAGCAACTTCAATAATATTATATTTAGGTAACTTATATGCCTTTTTTTCATGAGTATATTCTTTATCAAATAATGAATAATAATTATAGTTATATGAATTAATAGTATCAGAATTTAAACTTGTGTTAACATCAGTTTCTATAAATAAAGCAGTTGCTTTTAAATCTTCTATATTTTTTTTTGTATATATTGATTTTAATATAGTTACTCCATGTTTTTTTAATTCCTCAATGTTTTTTTCCATAATTCTTATTTATATTTATATTGATTACTTTAATTAGATTTTTAAAAAAATAGTTAAAGATAATTACACTATTATTTATAATATGAAAATTGAAAACGATATTAAATTAGATTTTAGTGATGTTCTATTTAGACCTAAAAGGTCTACATTAAGTTCTAGGAGTGAAGTATCACTTGAAAAAAAATTTACATTTAAACATAGTAAACAAAGTTGGACTGGTGTTCCAATTATATCTAGTAATATGGACACTATTTCTAATGTTGAAATGTTTAAAGCATTATCTAAATATAAATGTTTAACTTGTTTCCATAAATATATTGATGTTAATGATATTATTAAAGCGTGTGATGAAGGATATGATCCAAATTATTTTATTTTAAGCACTGGTATTTTAGATAAAGATTACACTATTTTATCTGATAATATTCATGTTTTAAAAGCACATAATATTAATGTTAAATTTATTTGTATTGATGTCGCAAATGGATATATGTTTAAACTTATTGATTTTTGTAAAAAAGTTAGAAAGGATTTTCCTAATATAACCCTTATTGCTGGTAATGTTGTTACACGCGAAATAGTAGAAGAACTTATTATATCTGGTTGTGTTGATATTATTAAAGTTGGTATAGGTAGTGGAGCAGTTTGCACTACACGTCTTCAAACTGGTGTTGGATTACCACAATTTAGTGCTGTTTTAGAATGTAGTGATGCTGCTCATGGTCTAAATGGTATGATTGTTAGTGATGGTGGTATTTGTCATCCTGGTGATGTAAGTAAAGCTATTGGCGGTGGTGCTGATTTTGTTATGATTGGGAGTATGTTGGCTGGACATGATGAATGTCCAGGTGATATTGTAGAAGAAGATGGTAAAAAATATAAGTTATTTTATGGCATGTCTTCGGAAACAGCGATGAATAAGCATCATGGTGGTGTAGCAAAATATAGATCATCGGAAGGAAAAACAGTGAAAGTGCCTTATAAAGGAAGTGTAGAAAATACGATTCAAAATATATTAGGAGGTATGAGAAGCACATGTACTTATATTGGTGCTAGTAAATTAAAAGATATAAGTAAATGCGCTACTTTTGTTCGTGTTAATAATCAAGTAAATACTTTTTACAAATAAATGATAGTTTAAGTTAAATTATTAATATATTTACATTTACTTTATTTAGAGTATGAATTCTAATATTTATTGTGAAAGACAACAAGGTGATTTATGTCGTCTTCATTCAATAAATGCCTATTTTGGATTTAAAAAATTAGATCAATCTGATTTCGTCAAGTATTGTAGTGAATATGATGAACTAATGAAAGGACTTAAAACCCAAGGTATGGATGGATTTTCTGAGGGACGCTGTATTATAAGCTATATTCTAGATAGGTTAGACAATAAATATATTTTTTTAATACCTATAAACTCATATAATGGTATAAGAAATCATATAGATATTGATAGATACAATAAATTAATTCAGACATTGTGGTGTTATTTTGAATTTAACAAAGGTCATGTTTGGTTAAATAAAAAGATAAATGGAATATGGTATAAAATAGATAGTATAAGTGGTGTAAATAAAATAGATAGTCCAATTATTAAAAATAATGGATATTTACTTGTAATTGATGATAAACATTTATATAATGAAATATTTTATACTATAAAATTAATACATGATACTCAATTAAATAATGAACTATATTACACTAATTTATATTATTCACTTAAATCTATTACATTAAATACAATGGCATTTAATAGTAAATATAATTTGAACACATTAATTCAATATAATAAAAAAATAAATTTATTAAATAATATTAAAGAAAAATTACTTGATATTGTAGAAAATAATAGAAATAATAAAAAATGTGATTATTCATCAATTAATCAAAAAATAGATATATTTATCTTTTCATGAATTTATTTCTTAATTCATTTGCCATTTTATTTTCAAAATTTCTCCTTCCAATACACTTAAATCCATCATTATTTTTATTCATACAACACATTATAACTAATACTAATACAACAACTAGTAATATTGAATTAACATAATTCATATTCATTTTAACACTTTTCATTTATTTATGTATTAAAAAATAATTCTAATCAAATATTTTATAATAATTAATCATACCATAATCTATATCAGGTGCTATATAATCAAGATTTATTTGATCTTGGGATTTTACAAAACCTAAATCACATGTTTGTATAGATTTGGTAGTTATAGTTGGTGGAGGTACATACGTTAAATTATATTGGATGTATATATAAAAATATATAATTAGTATAATCAATACTAATAAAATTATTGGATAATATATCATATACTATTAATTTAGATGTTTTTCACAATCAATTGGAACGATTGAAATATTATATAGTATATAAGGATTCAATATATCTTTTTCATAAGGTATATACGTTTTATCTTGAATATCATATGAAATTTTAATATTATCTACAAAATAATTTTTTTTTTTGAATGTATTTGCTAAAAGATATGTTTTGAAATCTGCTATTTTTAATTGATGATCTAATGTATAAATTACTCCATTGTAAATATAGAAATACATAGTATCTTTTTTTAAGCATACAAATATTGAAATTTTGATTTCAATTTTATTCAGTTTTATTCAGTTTTATTAGTGAAATTAACTAAATATACATTAGGAAAAACATAAAATATAGCATATAACTCTTCTAATTTAGTAGCACTATTTATTTCTATTTTATCATATGATTTATATTTATCAATATAATTTACATTCCATTCATTATTATCAAATATTCTAAATGTCATTCTAATATTTATTTTTTTAAAATAACTATTAATTTTGAGAATATCATTTTCTTTTAAGGCATTTAAATTAAACTTATTATTCTCATTTATAGCATATCTACAAAATTTAAACATACCTTCCATAAAAATAATGATTAACATCTCAAAATACCCTTTTAAATCACAACCTTCTATTGTTATAATATCATTTGGTGAAATAATTGTATCATTATATACATTTTCAGCTATTTCATAGGCATCTAATTTTTTTTCTATAATATTCATATTTTAATGTATTTATATTTTTTTTATACTTATAAACAAATTACTTAAAAAATATATGTATTACTATATTTTACTAGTATACTATGTTTTAGGTATATTATTTTTTTTAGGTAGTGATTTTATATATAGCAAAAAAAATAAAGACCTTAATAACAGCGAGTTATTAGAAGAATTACTTAATGAACCAGAATAATATTAAAACTGAATTGAATAAAATTGATTCATATTTTTTTTTTATAAGATTATTAAGAATGAATTCAATTGTTTTAGATGATTCTTTTCCTAAAGACACACAACCTAAAGATATTAAGTTAACATTGAAAGTTCATCAATTGGCATTACTAAAAAAATGTAGAGAACTGGAAGAGTCAAGTATTAATCCTATTCTTATAACTAATCAAGAACAAAATACAAATAGTGAAATAAAAAGTAAATTTGGTATTATTGGAGATACTGTAGGAAGTGGTAAGACTATTACTATTTTATCTATTATTTCTAAACAAAATGTATTAGAAAATAAATTACCTAATCTTATTCATAAAGGATTGGTCACTTGTAGTGAAATATCATTAAATGAAGTAAATATTCAACCTTATAATATTATTGTTATTCCACATATTATATTTAAGCAATGGAAAGATACTATTGAAAAATTTACAGATTTACCCTATTTTGGAATAAATACAAATAAAGCATTAAATAATTTTAAGGACTATTTTACTACTGAAGAAAAAAGTAAAACATTTAATGCTAAAATTATACTTATTACAAATACCCGTTTTAATGATTTTATAAAATTAAATCTTCCGTATTGGAATTCTAGCAATCAATTCTCACGATATATTTTTGATGAAGCTGAGATACTAAAAATTACAAATACACATTATATTAATGCATCATTTATTTGGTTTGTTTCTTCCTCATTTAATACATTATTAAATCCATATTCTAAAATTGTTTGGAAAAATGAGGAAGGAACCATATCAAATTATTATAATTATAGTGGAGGGTTTACTATAAGATTTATAGAGTCTGGGTTAACTAACTCAGGTTTTATTAAAAATACTATGTTAAATATTGTTCAGTTTCCAAATGCTTATAAAAAATATTTAGTTTTAAGAAATTCTGATGACTTTATTAGAAAAGCTTTTAATTTACAAGATTATAAAGAACATATTATTAATTGTAAAATGCCATATTATCTTAAAGTATTAAATAAAAATGTTTCTCAACAAATCATTAATCATATTAATGCTGGTGATTTAAAAGGGGCAATTGAGAAAGTAGATTGTAAAAAATATACTGAAAATGATATTATTAAAGGAGTTACAAAAGATTTAGAAATTAAATTAAAAAATTTAATGATTGAAATAGAAATGAAATCTAAAATGACATTTAGCAGTAAAAAAGCAAAAGAAGAAAGTATTAAAAATATGTATCAAAAAGTTGAAGATGTTAAAAATAAAATATCATCTATTCAAGAAAAATTAAATAGTAGTAATGTTTGTTCTATTTGTTATGATGAAGTTAATAATACAACTATTTCACCATGTTGTAATACTAAATATTGTTTTGAATGTATTTCTACATGGCTTCACCAGAAAAAACAATGTCCATTTTGTAGAGCATCCATTGACTTCAATTCATTAATTATAGCAACAAATGAACCGCAACCAAAAAAAGAAGAGGATAATTTATTTAGTAAACTTATAAATCTAAAAAAAATTATTGATAAGCAAATCAAAAATCCCAAATTTAAAATGTTAATTTTTTCAGAATATAATAATTCTTTTAATGATATTGAAGATTATTTAGAAACTAAAAATATTAAATACTCTTATGTAACTGGAACTACAAATACTACAAATAAAACTATAAGATTATTTAAAGATTATGAAAGTCATGATAAAATAGATGTATTACTTCTTAATGCCAATCATTGTGCTAATGGTATTAATTTACAAAATTCTACTGATATTGTATTGTATCATTCAATGAAAAAAGATCGCACTACACAAATTATAGGTAGAGGTCAGAGACCTGGAAGAATTAGTCAATTAAATGTATGGAAATTATGCTATGATAATGAACTTGATACATTTTAATTAGTTTTAATATTATTTTTTATATATTTATATATTAATGATACAATTACTTTTAATAGTATGTATAATAATATGTCTTATTGTTTTATTTTTAAAGACCAAAGAGAAATTTCAAGATAGTCTTCCTGCATGCTCTACTTTAAAAGCAACTGGAGGAAATAAAGGTATAAAATTAACTTGGATAAAACCATATGATACTGTTGATAGGTATTATATTTTATTATTTTCTAAAAGTTCTAATAAATATAATGTATATTTATATGATAATACTGATACATTATTAGAATATCATATTAAAAATATTCCAAATAATAATACATATAATGTAGGTATTATTTATAAAACTGGTGATAAATTTAGTTCATTGTATATGTATAATTATAATGGAAATAAAGATATAGTTACAGATAAAAATAGTCCATTAAATTTTAGTGATTTTGAAGAAGAAGAAGAATCTGATGATTTAGAAATAGAAGAAACTAATACAAAGTGTTTTAATAATAAAGGAAATGTTAATACTAAACTTCAAAAAATTATTAAATTATTAACAAAACAAAATGAGTTTAATCATAATTATAATATTAACTTATTATAATTATGATTAAAATTTATTTAATTTTTTTAGCGACTCCTTTTTTTGGAAACATTCCATAAAATTTTTTTTTAATTTAAATTTATAAAATAAACAATTAAAATTGAAACTTAAAAATTTATTTTTATAATATTTAAATTATGTCTATTATTTTAAATTTAAGAGATGGCAATCTTATTATTCCCAAAAAATATTATGAAAATTATCTAAATATTGACTGGTTTTTATCAAGTTTAATTAATTTTTCAGAAGAAGAATCATATACATTATGGGAAGATAAAGCAGCAGTATTATCCATTTTTGATAGTATTAAATTTAATAAATTAACTATTCATAAAGATGTTTCATTAGATTATCTTGAACATTTGGCTGATATGTGGTGTGCTCCTAAATGGATTATTGACGATATTAAAGAACGTAAATTAAATACCATAAATAATATAAATGATGTAAATACCATAAATAATATAAATGATGTAAATAATATAAATGATGTAAATGATGTAAATAATTATGTTTTTAAATGTGTAAATTGTAGTGTAGGATATAAAATAAAAGAAAATACAAAAACATCATGTAAACATCATAATAGATTATTCAATCATAATACTAATACATATAATTGTTGTGGAAGAGGATATAAACCATGTGTAGTTGGTTATCATTATGTAAATGCTTATGATTATAACGTAATTTACGATAAATTAAACAAATCTAAATAAATTTATTTTCTATGCGTTTATTATAAAATGAACGTTGATAATATGGCTAGTTTACATAGTTTAAACACTAAATTAAAAAATAAAGATTTTGCTATGTGGTTTTATGCTAATTGGTGTGGACATTGTAAAGCGATGGAAAATGAATGGTCCAAAGTAGAACAAAGTTGTAAAAGAAAAAATATAGGAGTTGTTAAAGTTCGGGATGATTTTAAAGATCATGTTGATGGTGGATTAGGTAAAAATGTAATGGGATTTCCTAAAATTGTTATGATACGAAGAGGTAAAGAAGTCGCAGAACATCAAGGAATGCGAAATTCAGAGGACATCATGAACACTATTTTAAAACATTTAAAACCTTTAAATAATAAAAGAAGTCATAAACAATCTAAAAATTATAAATGTTCTAAAAAAGGTTGTAAAAATAAAAGTTGTAAAAAGGGTTGTAAAAATAAAAGTTGTTGTAAAACAACAAAATCCAAAAAAAATAAATTAAATAATATAGAATTAAATAAATTGTTCAAAGGAATGAAACATAAATCTAAAAAAAATTATATAAATATTAGAAAATTATTAAGATAATTTTTTATTAATTTTTTCTATTTCATGTTGATGAGTTTGTGTTAACGCATATATTTCTTCCTGTTTAGAATATAACTCATTTAATTGAGATTCAAATAAATCTATATAATCTGTTAATAATTTTTCATTATTTTCATTATTATCACTATTAAATTTAGGTTCTATTTCTATTAATTCCTTATATAATTTTAATATTTTTTGTATTTCTTTTTGTTTAAATAGTTCATTTGTTTGTGGATTTATTTTACTTGTATTTATAGCGTCATATAAATCAATCAAATTATACCAATTTGTATCCAATTTAATAAAATAATTTTGAATATTTTTATTTAATTTCTTTATATTCATTGGAGACAATTTTTTAAATTTATATCTAATACCCCTAGATTCCATTATAGTATTTATTCATTTTTTATTGTTTTTACAAACGCAATTTAAATTTATAAAATTGATTTAAAAATAATAATATTTATTATTTGTATAAAGATGCAAATATTCGTGAAAACCCTAACTGGAAAAACAATTACACTTGAAGTAGAACCAAGTGATTCTATTGAAAATGTAAAAGCCAAAATACAAGATAAAGAAGGAATTCCACCAGATCAACAAAGACTCATTTTTGCCGGTAAACAACTTGAAGATGGACGTACTCTATCTGACTACAATATACAAAAGGAGTCGACGCTCCATCTTGTACTTCGCCTCCGTTAATACGAAGCATATGTAAATATAATAATTATAATAAACAAATTAATATTTTATTGTTTTTTAAAATATTTTGTATATAATATGAAAAACAATAAAATATTAATTTGTTTATTATTATTTATATTTATTATACTTATTTTTTGTTTAATTATATTAAATAGAAAAAAAACTAAAGTAAGTATAGATAAAATTTTTAATAATATAATGACAAATGATAAATTTAAAAAATATACTCCAGTTTTAGTTGATAATGATCCATGGATTATAACTTTAGATTCATTTTTAACACATGAAGAATGTAAAGAATTAAGAGAATTACCTGAAGAATGGAAACTTAGTAATTTACAAGGTGGTGATAATAAAGAGTATAGAAATAGTTATTCATATGATTGTAATAAAGATTGTTTAAATATAAATATTGTTAAAAAAATTCAAAATAGGATAGAATCAGTTTCTTCTATTCCAAAACAAAATTATGAAGATATGACATTAACTAAATATTATAAAGGTGGATTTTTTAAAATACACCATGATTATATAGATAAAGAATCAAATCCTGATACTTTTAATAAAATTGGTCCAAGAATAATAACATGTTTAATATATTTATCAGATTTTGAATCTCATAATTTAGATGGAGGTGCCACTTCATTTGATCAACTTAAATATGATGTAAAACCTAAATTAGGTAGAGCATTAATTTGGACTAATGTAAATAAAAATTTAGAAAAAGATAATAGAACTAGTCATGAAGCAAAACACATATTAAATGGAACTAAATTTATATCACAAACTTGGATTCATCCAAAAAAATATACTTAAAATAAAAATTTGTTTTATTATAATATGCTATTATTCTATTGTGGGTATTATATATTAGATTTTTCATTAGGTATGTTATGGTGGACTACAAGTAATTTATGGAATGGTGTTGTATATATTTATAAAAGTAATTATGCAATTGAATATAAAAAAGAAGAAGATGATTTTGTATTTTTAGATAAAGAAGATCTAAAAAAGGAAATAATAGAATTAAAAGAATTAATTAAATCTACTACTAGGAAACTCAACACCTAATTCTTTATCATATTTTTTAGTTTTATCTTTTAATGTGTTTACTGTTTTTTTTGGTACTTTTAAAGCAGATACTATATTTTTTGTTTTTAATGGTATCATTCTACTAGATGGCCAAGGTAACCCTACTATTCTCCACATGATTTAATTATAAATTAACATAATATTTTTTTTCAATTTTATTTTTATTTACCTATATTTTTTAGATTTAGTTTTTTTTTTTAAATTGTTCTAAAAATAATTTATTTTCCTCACGGCGCCGTCTTCTAGCATCAGCTTCTATCTGAAGTTTAGAATTTTTTTGAGCTTTAAGTTTTTCAAAAAATTTTTTAGTTTCTAATGCTTTAGCTTCTAATTTTTTACTTTTGCTTTTGCTTTTGCTTTTGCTTTTGCTTTTGCTTTTGCTTTTGATTTCCATCTTATACCAAATCGTCTTCCAAGTTTTGTATTACGAATATTTTTTTTATGCTGTGTTGAACCAAATATGTGTGTGCTTGCTTTAGGCATTATATAATTATATAATATTAATTTTTTTATAAAGTTTATTTAAGATTTTGAAAAACTTCGAACAAAACGTTTATTTTAACTTTTGAAAAACTTTGACGAAAACGTTTAGTTTTGATAAAACTTTTATAAAGTTTATTTAATGGACTATAATACTCTTAATACTTTGCTTAATTCACTTGAAATTAACGAAAAGGATTCAAAAGAAGATAATCCTAGTTTAACACAACTAGAAAGAGATATCAATCTTAAAAATAATTCTATAATGAATTTAGAATTGGCAAATCCACAAAGACAATCTTTAAATAATAATAGAGAATCTATTAAAGATACAATGAATGATAAATTAAATGATTATAATTTTATTCAAACTAAAAAATATGATCAAAATTTAGAACTAAATTTTAAAAAATAAATTATTTGTTTTCTTCTTCTAATTTAATAACACCTCCCTTTTGGTGTTCTTTATGTTTATTATGTGCTCCACCACCCCCTTGATTATTTTTTTCATGTTTATGATTACTGCCTCCACAACTGCCAAAACCACCTCTCATTTTTCTTGAAGATCTTCTTCCACCCCCTTGATTATTTTTTTCATGTTTATGATTACTGCCTCCACAACTACCAAAACCACCTCTCATTTTTCTTGAAGATCTTCTTCCACCCTTTTTATTATTTTTTTCATGTTTATGATTACTGCCTCCACAACTACCAAAACCACCTCTCATTTTTCTTGAAGAACTTCTTCCGCCACCTTGAAATGGTTCTACCTTTTTTCCACACTGACCACCTCTCATTTTTCTTGAAGATCTTCTTCCACCATTTTGATGCTCATGTTTATTGTGTGCTCCACCACCTTTAAATTGGTTAAGTTTGATGTAGCCTGGAGGAGAAAAATAACCACCACTGACATTACTAAATGTTCTTCGTGATTTTTTTACTCTT